CAACAAGGGCATCGTGCTTGGGCACGCTTTGTTTGTCCAAGACGACCTGTTCATCGTGCCGTGGCACTACGTGCACCAGGTCAAGACGGGGCTTTCAACCGGCGCAGTGCGCCTTGACCACGTCGTACATTGGCGCAATTGCGCCGGTCCGGCGTTCGAAGTCAAGTGCACTGTTCGCCAGTTTCTCGCCATGCCGCGCGTGGTTGATAAGGAGGCGGATCTCGTGCTCGCCAAGTTTCGCCACGGTGTGCGCGCTCACGGGCACAAGGTTTCCAAGTTCATCATGGAGTCTGACGTCGCCAAGCTTGGCGCCAAGCAGGCACTGATGGACCGGTGCTACATTGACGAAGTCGTCCACCCAGGTTCTGTTATGCGCCAGCGTGACAACCTGGTTCTGCGCTCGTATGGCAATCTTGCCTACGAAGGCGTCGAGCTCAAGCGCTGCCTCGTTTACGCGGTGGCGTGTGAGAAAGGCGACTGTGGCGCGCCCGTCATGCTCTACGACAACAACAACATGCCCAACGCGCGCACCATCGTCGGCGTGCACGTCGCGGGCACCAAGGTCGAGAGTGGCGTGGCATCGACTACGCGCAAGGGCTACTGCAACGTCGTGACGCAGGAGATGCTGCGCGACATGATCAAGAAGATGGAGGCAGGGACCGGGGAGGAGTCCTTTGTGGACGACTTCGACAACGACCTCGAGAGGCTCGTAAGCCAGTGTGGCTTGCCCGAGGTTCCGGAGGCCCTTCGGGCGGAGGCGTCGAAGATGCCAGCCGTGAGCATCACGCCGTGTGAGGAGCTGCCTTTCGAACAGGGCAGCTTCATGCCGCTCTATGAGCTGAGCAGGGGCAACTCGTTTGCCCCGAAATCGAGACTGATTCGCACTGATCTCTTCGGAAAACTTGGGCCTTCGCCTGTGGCCCCTGCCGTGATGCGGCCTGTCGAACGCGACGGCAAGATCATCTATCCTCTTGAGCACGCCTACCGCAGCTACAACTCTCAGGTGCTCTACTTCGACGACCCCATCATCCCTCGCTGCATGCGCGTCGCGATGCAGCCGCTCCTCGAGGCCATCGACTCCCACCCTCGTGACATCCTCGACTTCGAGACGGCAGTCAGGGGCGACCCCGTCAGGGGTATGCGCTCCATTGCGCGCGACACGTCGGCAGGCTGGCCGGCGTCGCTCGTCTACAAGAACGGCAAGAAGTCGTTTTTTGGCGACGGCGATGACTACGACTTCGATTCTGACGCGTGCGCCTTGTTGAAGCTGCGGTGCGAGTTCATCGTGGCTGAGGCCAAGAAGGGGGTCCGCCTGGCACATTTGTGCTCGGATTTTCCCAAGGACGAGCTGCGGGCACACGCCAAGGTGCAGAGCGTCATGACGCGCCTGATTTCGGGCACGGCACTGGCGTACTACATCGTCTGCCGCCAGTACTTCGGTGCTTTCGTGCAGGCCATGTTGGACACCTGGCAGCCGTCGGGCATGTGCCCCGGCATCTGCGTGTACAGCGACTGGACGCGCTTGTATGCCGAGCTCAGGCAGAAGGGCGACAAGTGTTTCGACGGGGACTTTAAGGGCTTCGACGCCAGCCAGCAGCCGAGCCTGCTGGCACACATCGTGGACATCATCAACGACTGGTACGACGACGGAGAGGAGAGCGCCAGGGTCCGCAAGGTTCTCTGGTTGGACCTCATTCATTCCCGCCACATTGGCGGGCGCGGGCTTGACCAGCGATTCGTCTACCAGTGGAACAAGGGGCTGCCCAGCGGCCATTTTCTCACCGCCACCGTCAACTCCATCTTTTCCATGTTCTGCCTTGTTTACGCGTTTGTGCGCGCGACGGGCTCCTTCGACTTCCACACCCACGTTCGGGCATACACGCTCGGCGACGACAACGTCAGCAACATCACCGACGCCATTTCTGGCGTTTTCAACCAGTGCACCGTCGCGAAGTACGTGGCGGAGCTGGGCCTCACCTACACGGCCGGCAAGAAGGACGCCGAGCTCGTTCCCTACACCACCCTCAACGAGTGCACGTTCTTGAAGCGTGCATTTGTTGTCGACAAGGGCGTGGTCTTGTGCCCGCTCGAACTCGACAGCTTCATGTACATTTCATATTACACGAAGAAAACCAACATCTCCGAGATTCGCGCTATTTGCGTGGAAAACATCGAGTTCGCCCTCGAGGAGCTGTCCATGCACTCTGAAGAGGTGTGGGACGCGTATGCACCGGCGCTTGCAGGGCTTTTGAAGCAGCTGCACGCGGTGCCGCGCGAGGCGGTCACCCAGAAAGCGTACCGGCGGATGGTGTTGCTTCGCACATCAAACCACTGGTAAACAGGCGCAAATACGCGCGTCGTGCACAATAAACTATGGCGGGCCGCCTAGTGCACTTCGCGGACAGGGCGTCTGTAGGTTCGTGCTTCAGTTTTCACTGTTACTACTCATGCAGCACTTTAAATAACGCAAGAGAGGAGCCCACCACTTCGCAGTGCTTTGACAGGAGCCTGCGTCGTATTGACTGTTGCTAACAAAAATACAGCAAGTGACGATTTCGTCAACGACCGTGAGGTCCAGAATGCGTGCAGTGAGATTGACAGCCTTGGGATTGACGGTCCGCCAACTGCGGCGGGTGCTACGGAGTTTGTGCAGGAGGCGTGTGCGTCGGTGGACGTTTTGGGCAAGCACTACATCAAGTCGTCGTTGCTGGCTGTCCAGCCCGACATTCAGGGTTTGAAGGAATACTTTGCGAGGCCGCGTCTCATCGGGCGCGGTGACATTGTCTTTGGGACGCGCAGCAGGTTTGCTGTGGTTGACGTTAATCGCGTCAATCTGTTCAACACTTTGTTTCCCAATGGTCAGGTACGTTTGACCGGCGTGTATGGCGTCCGGTTCAGCCTTTGTTTCAAGCTGCAGGTAGCCTGCACGCCGTTTCACCAAGGTTTGCTCGCAATGGGCTGGCAATACAGTTGTCTTTCCACCAACACCAGCGTTTTTCAGCGCGGTTCGCGATCTGAGACGGTCACCAACCTTCCTCATGTTCGTTTGGATTTGTCTGAGCTCACTATGGCTGAAATGAAGGTGCCGTTTCTTAATTCGTTGGAGTTTATGGCACTGGATCAGACCGAGGAGTATGGAAGTCTTTCTCTCAACACTGTTGTGCCCGTGCCGACTGCGCCCGGGCTTGTGCAGCCTTCTTTTGAGCTGTACGTTCACATTGAGGATCTTGAGTTTGTGGGTGTTGAACCGGCCGCGACATTCAATGTCACGGCCAACTCGGGCAAGCTTGTCAGGATTGAGAAAGAGGTGGAGGATGACGCACGCCCTCTCAGTAGCGCTGCCGCTGCTCAGGCGCGTGCCCTCAGGTTCATTGCCAAAGGCGTTCCGATGCTTTCTTCCGTAGCAGGTTCTGCTGCGTGGTTTGTTGACGGCGTCGGTGGCGCTTTGAAAGCCTGGGGATGGGCGAAGCCCACAGTGCTGGACCCTGTCAACCGCATGGCCAAGTTTTCAAATGTGGCGGAGTTCAATGTGGATGAGCCGACTCCAGTGCATGTGCTGGGGCCTAAGGCAAACAACCACTTGACGGTGTCTGGGCAGTTCTCCGGATCTAATGTTGATGAAATGGCACTATCATTTGTACTAGGGTGCTACTCACAAATAAATCAGCCGGTGTTCTCCACGAGCATGGTGCATGGCAACATGATCTGGGGCATGCAAGTGAGTCCTTCGCGCATGTGGTTTCGGATTCCGGCAGCAGGTGCCCCGTATGGCAACCTTGCGCCTCCTTTGAGCATTGATGCTGGTGGTAATTCCATCCAGCCTTCGCACGTGTTTTACGTTGCGCAGCTTTTCCGCCAGTGGCGGGGCGGTTTCCGGTATAGGTTCACATTTGCAAAAACAAAAATGCATGGTGGGCGTGTTTTGATCACGTACAACCCCGGCTTGAACTACAGCATTGACTTGCCCACTTCAAATGGGCAGGTAGCAGGCCCCGAAGTCAATTCAGGCCTGGTGCAGCCATTTGGCTACACCAAGATTTTTGACCTGCGTGACGGCAATGTTGTCGAATTTGACGTTCCATACTCTTCCTCCTTTCCATACCTTCCATTTGGCAGCTCCATGGGTTCCATTTCCATGGTGGTTGTCGATCCCCTTCAGGCGCCTAGCATGGTTGCCCAGTCTGTAGGAATTGCGGTTGAAGTGTGTTGTTTGCCGGATTTTGAACTTGCGGTGCCAGCAGGCATCATCTACCCAGCGGCGCCCAATGGCACGGTGGTAGCCAATTCTGGGAAACAGGTTATGATTGCGCCGTCGTCTACGATGGAGTATTCTAACTCTGAACTCACGGTTGGAGAAAAGATAAACAGCATAAAGCAGTTGATCATGATCCCTGGTCAGTCTGCCAGTCTTCCGGCAGCTACGGCGGCTGAATTGCCGCTTCTTGTGTTACCGTGGTTTTCTTACACCAATCCCTCTGCCGCGATTCCCGCGCCGAACAACACGCAAGTGTATACGAACTTTTGGTACGGCCCACATTTTGCGGCCTGCTATCTTTTTGCGCGTGGAGGCACCGATGTCCATGTGTATCATGTTGGGCACGCGCGCACTGGTGTGCGCGTAAGGTGGAAAAGGAACAACGCAAACGCGGTGGCCAATCCCGTTGTTAACACGCAAGTGTCAAACTTTCGGGCAGCTTCCGGCCCGCCGTACATGATTAACAATCTCGATAGTTTCACACACGTGCGCTTTCCGGCATACCAAACATGTGCTAGAGTCCCCACAAACATTTTTGCAAACACGGCTTATGATTTCAAGCTGGGTGGGTCCTTGACCAATCCGACTCTCATGCAAGCGTATTACCTTGCTTTAGGGCAGATAGTTGTTTCGCACCGCGGTGGCACGCAGTTGTATTACCAGCTTAGTAGAGCAGCGGCGGATGATGCTATGCTTGGCCACTATATGGGGCCACCGCCAGTACTTGTTGTCAGCTCCACCAACAATGTCCCTCTCGATGGCAACCTTGACGATCCCGCCTGAGTTTGGTTTTGTTTGTTTGTTGTTGGGTTTGTGTTTGGCGTTGGGGTTTTTGTTGTGCTGTCGCATGAGGTAGTTTATGGGTGTGTCTACCCTGCTTTCTATCACAAGAAGAAAAAGCTTAAAAGACATTCACAACCCAATGGGGCATTTGCCAGTTTAGAACCAATGACGAAACTGGACTTCCTTTTGCTGCTTCGGCAGTTTGCTTCCGGAACTGTTTCTGTGTTTAAATTTAAAAAA